ACGAGGCGGCGCGGAAGGCTGCGGAGAAGGCCGCGGACGCCGCCTCCGGGCCGTTCACCGCGAGGGTCGCCGGATACGGCGTCCTCGGCGAGGAGGACGCCGTAGTCCTGTTCCTCAACGGCTCCGGGTTCGCCGAGATCCGCGCCGCCCTCGACTCCGACGGTGACCTCGCCGCCCCCGAGCAGTGGGAGCCGTGGATCTGCCACATGACCCTCGGCTACGGCATCGACGTCTCCGCCGCGAAACAGTTCATCGGCCGCGAGTTCGAGATCGACGCGCTCTCCGTCGACGTCGGCGACAACCATGATCGGTTTGTACTCGGCGGGTCCGCTGTTACCGTACGCGCAGGATCGACCCGGGAGGCGTCAGTGACTAAGCGCACCTTCCAGCTAGAGGAGGAAGGGCGGACCGCCAGGTGGCGGGGCGTGATGGTCGTCGAGGACACCCCGACCGGCGACGGTCGGCAGTTCGCGAAGGACGCGCTCACCTGGCCCGACCTACCGCTCCCGCTGCAGTGGCAGAAGGAAACCACGCACGGCGGGATGAACGACGTCGTCGTAACCGTCGGGACGATCGAGGCGATCGAGCGCAACGGCAACAACGAGATCGTCGGCGAGGGCCTGATCGACCTCGGCTCCGAGGACGGCCGCGAGGTGTACCGGCGCATCGACGAACTCGGCCTCGGCGGGGTCTCGATCGTCGCCGACGACCCGGAGCAGGCCGACGTCGAGTACGTCTACCCGGAGGGCTGCGCCGACCTCGACGACCTAACCCGGGATGAGATCGAGTCCGAGGTCCCGGTCGAGGAGCTAGAGGAGTGCTTCTGGCCGATCTTGATGATCTTCCACTCGGGGCGTATCCGGGCGTTGACGGTCGTCGACACTCCGGCGTTCGTCGAGGCGAAGATCGAGATCGTAGACGAGGCGGAGGTAACCGCAGCCGTGACTATGCCGATCGTGCTGAGCTTCAACGGACACTCGGTCGAGATCGGGGAGATCGGCTCCCCGGCCGACCTCCCGGCGCTCCTACAGGCCGCCGCGGAGCAGGCCGCCTCCGGCGAGCTGATCTCGCTAACCGCGGTCGCCCGACACGAGACCGGGACGACCGACGACCCGTGGGACGCCTCGGCTAACGTTGGCCGCCTCGACTCGCCCATGTCGACCTCGACCGCCGAGCGCATGTACGCGTGGATCGACCGCGACCAGGTCGAGGACGGCGAGGTCACGAAGTCGGCGTGCAAGTTCCCGCACCATATGGTCGGGGAGAACGGCTCCCCCGGCGTCGCGAACCTACAGGGGTGCCGGTCTGGGATCGGGGTCCTTAACGGCGGCCGGGGAGGCGCCGATATCCCGTCCGACGACCGGCAGGGCATCTACAACCACCTCGCCGGGCATATCAGGGACGCCGGGGAAGATCCTCCGGAGCTACGCTCCGCGGACGACCTAGAGGAGACGGAGGCGGAGATCCCCGAGCAGCTCGTCGCCGCCGCCTACACGGTGACGATCCCGGACCTCCCGCCGCTCGACTGGTACACCGAGCCCGCCGAGCTACCCCCGATCGGCGCGATCCGCGTCACCCCCGAGGGCCGGTTCTACGGCCTGCTCGCCCCGAAGGACATTGCTCACCGCGGATTCGCCGACAAGCGGGTGACGGTCCCGATGGGCAACGTCGACTATTCCCGGTTCATGTCGCGGCAGACCCCGGTCGCCCTCGCCGACGGGACGGTCGAGGACCTCCCCGCGGGCGTCGTGACCATGAACTGCGGGCACGCCAAGACGACCGGCCCGAACGCCTCCTCGGCGGACGCCGCGCTAGAGCACTACGACAACTCGTGCTCGATCGCCGCGACTATCCGGATCGGAGAGTCGAAGCACGGCGTGTGGGTCGCCGGGGCGCTCACCCATGGGATAGAGGCGAAGGACCTCGCCCGGCTCCTCGGCTGCCAGCTCTCCGGCGACTGGCGCCCCCACCCGGAGAAGCCCGGGATGCGGGAGTTGACCGCCGCCCTGCTCGTCCCGGTCCCCGGGTTCGCCGCATCGGGGCCGACCGTCCGGATCGAGGACGGGCAGCTCGTCGCCGCCTCCGCCCCGATCAGGCTGACCGAGTCCCCCGCGTTCACCGCGATCGACGACACGACCGTCCAGACCGTCGACACGGCCGCCCCCGAGACGTCCCCCGAGACGTCCCCCGAGACGACCCCCGAGACGACCGAGGTCGAGCTTCCGAAGGGGGTCGCGGAGGAGATCGTCGAGACCTACTCCGGTACGCAGATCGACGCGGGGAAGATCCACGACGGATACGTCGAGGACCTCCCCGACTTCGAGGAGGCCCTCCGCGCGAACGACCCGGTCGTAAAGGCCGCGGCGCTCGCCGCCGAAGTCCGGAAGGCCAGGCTCGACGAACTGGTCGCAAGCGTGAGAGGAGCCGAATAGATGATCCCGCTGTTCTGCGGATGCGGTAAAAAAACGACGAAAGTGATCACCACGAAGCAGGCCCAGGGCAGCCAGTCCGGGCAGGGAACCGGCGAGTCCTCGTCCGGTTGACACGGCAACCACAATAGGCATCGACGACCGCCACCGAGGCGCAGAAGGGTCAAACGAGATGGGTCTGCAGATCGACTCCCTGCCGGGTAACCCGGCCGAGTTCCAGGCGTACATGGACGCCCTCGACGACAAGGGTCTGGCGAAGCTGGGGGAGGCCCTAGAGGGCCGGTTCGACCAGGTCTACGGTGACGGGACCGACGTCGACGACGACGGCGTCAAGCTCCTGACCGGGCTCCGCGACAAGATCCAGTGGTCGAAGGCTGAGATCAAGAAGCGGGAGCACGCCGCGCTCGACGCCGAGGCGCAGGACGCCGCGGCCCGCCAGCGCGCGGTATTGGAGAAGCTCAAGGCGTCGGTGAAGAACGGCGACGGCGCCGACGGGAACGGCGGCGGGGTCGCCCTCGCTACCCGCACCGACGGGGAACCCGGCGACGGTGCTACCCCGCCCGGCTCGGACGGGTTCTCGACCGAGTTCGCCGCGAAGCTCCTCGCCGCGATCGAGGCCCAGACCCTATCGACCCTGTCGAGCGTTAAGGGCTTCGACCTCAACGCGCATGTCCGGAACATGCCGCTGTCGGCCGCCGCGCTGCACGCCCCGGACCCGAAGGTCGCGCCGCGACGCTCCGAGCCGGTCCTCGTCGCCTCCGGCGATATCCCCGGCATGGCGCAGGGGAACCGGATCTCGACGTTCTCGGACCTCGTCCAGACGATGCACGCCCGGTCCCGGATGCTCGCCACCACGCGGGGCAAGCCGAACTTCGTCCCGGTCGCCACGCTCGAACGCGACTTCCGCTACCGGCTGGCCCTCGACTCGACCCCCGAGGAGGTCAACGAGGTCCTACAGGCCGCGACCGACGTCCAGGCGCTCGTCGCCGCGGGCGGCTGGTGCTCCCCCTCGGAGATCAGCTACGACTTCTACAACATCGTCGCCGAGGACGGCCTGCTCGACCTTCCCTCGGTCGGCGTGCTGAACCGGGGCGGGCTCCGCTTCCCGACGTCGCCGACGATCGCCGACATTCTCGGCACGGCGGCCCTCTGGTCGTGGACCGAGACGCAGGACGAGGCCGCGGTCGACTCCGACTCCGAGGTCAAGACGTGCGCCCGGGTCGACTGCCCCGACTTCACCGAGGTCCGCTCCGCGTGCGACGGCCTCTGCGTGACGGTCGGGAACCTGGTCGACTTCTCCTACCCGGAGCTGGTCGCGAACCACATCAGGCTCGTGTTCGCTGCCCGCGCCCACCGGACGAACCAGCTCGTCATCGACACCCTGGTCGGCCACACACTGACGACCGGGGTCGACCTGACCGGCCTCGGGCTCACCGGGCAGGGTGCGACGGCGTCGATCCTGAACTCGGTCGAGCTGCAGGTCGAGGACTACCGGGCGCGGTTCCGCATGGCGCAGGGCTCGATCCTCGAAGCGATCTTCCCGCACTGGGCTCTCGGGCTGATCCGCGCCGACCTGGCGAACCGGACCGGGGTCAACCTGCTCTCGGTGTCGAACGGGCAGATCGCCGACTGGTTGAACGAGCGCGGCGTCCGCGCTCAGTTCATCTACGACTGGCAGTCCGGGTTCGATACCGACCCGTTCGGCGACCCGGACACGATCGCCACCACGTGGCCGTCGTCGGTCGACTTCCTCGTCTACGCGCCGGGCACGTTCGTCCGCGGCCAGGGGTTGCAGCTCGACCTCGGGGTCGTGCGGGACTCGGTCCTCAACGAGAAGAACGACCACACGGCGGCCTGGATGGAGGACTGCTACGCGATCGCCGGAGTCGGCCACGAGGCTCGCCTGGTGACGGTCGACGTCTGCACGGCCGGTACGACCGGCGCCGCCGAGATCACCTGCGCCGGGTCCTAAGCCCGAGTGGGCTACTACTCAGCGGTTCGAGGGAGAGGGTGAACGGTGGCTAACGGTCGGCTGATCTTGTCCGACGCTCAGCAGCAGGCGCTGTTCACCCCCGCCCCGTTCGGGCTCCTCGACACCGCGGCCGAGCTAGGGGAGCTGCCGCCGCACTGGCAGCAGGGCCTTACGTGGGAGCCGATCTGCGCCGAGGGGTTCACCACGTACGCCCGGTGCCTCGTCGTCGTCGAGTCCTCGGACGTCCCGGTCGGCGGCGACGTCCCCGCGGACGAGGGCGGCCCAGCCGAGCCCCCAGCGAAGGAAGCATCGACGTTCAACGAGATCCGGGGCGCGACCCCGTTCGCTGCCGGGGTCGAGATCGACTGCTCCCCGGTCGCGGGCGTAGAACGTATCCGAGCCCGAGCGACCGAGGCGCTGACCCGCGCCGAGGCCCGCCAGGTCGAGGAGGCGTTCTGGACCGGGCAGGCCGCTAGCCAGCAGGTCGTCTGGCCGCATCTGGCGGCCTCGACGGCACTCGTAGAGCCCGGCGCCGGGGGGGCCGAGCTACAGCCCGCGGCGACCGTCCTTAACGGCGGAGTAGCGACCGACGTCGTCTCGGCGATCGGGCTCCTAGAGTCCGCGCTCGGCGACTGCTACGACGGGATCGGGACCCTCCACGTCCCGCGGGTCCTGGTCCCCCACATGGCGGACCGGTCGCAGATCACCGTCCGCGGCGGGGCGGTCACGACGACGCTCGGGACGAAGGTCGCGGCCGGACGCGGCTACCCCGGGACCGGGCCGGAAGGTCAGAACGGCGGCGATACCGGCGTCCAGTGGATCTACGCAACCGGCTCGGTGTTCTACAAGCGCGGCGACATATGGTCGCCGACCGCCGTCGAGTCGTTCGACCGCGCCCGTAACACGGTGCGGGCTATGGCAGAGCGGGCGTACGTATTCGGCTGGGACTGCTGCCTACTAGCGGTCCCGGTCGCGATCGAGGAAGGGTCGTTCTAGTGACTATTTGCGCGACGCCGATCAAGGCGCAGGTCGCCCGGTTTACCCGGGTTGACGAGTGCGGGGTGCCGATCACGGGCGCGTTGTCGGCCCAGGTGACGTCCGACTCGTTCACCCAGATCGAGAACACCCCGAGCTACGAGGAGGGGCAGCGGTACCTCCTGCGGAAGGCGAACGGCGAGCCGTGCGTCAACCAGCGCGACCCGGGGTTCTTCAACTGGCTAGAGCAGACGGTTACGCTCTGCACGCTCGACCCGGACCTGATCGCGATGGTCACCGGGGAGCAGCTCATCACCGACTCCGACGAGTCGGTCGGTACGACCTACGGGGAGGGGCTCCTGACCGCCCGGTTCTCCCTCGAAGTGTGGCAGCCTATGGCCGGGGAGGGCGCCTGCGACGAGTCCGGCATCCAGCGGTACGTCTATTGGGCGTTCCCGAATCTCGGTGACGCGCAGATCCAGGCGTTCACCTTCCAGAACGACGCGTTTACGATCGCGTTCCGCGACGTGTCGAGGCGGGCCTCCGCGCTGTGGGATATCGGCGACGCCTACCTCGCGGACAACCCGACGGCGACGTGGGACCCGGGTAAGCACTTCGCCTGGGCTACGACGACGGTCGCTCCTCCGGTCGCCGCCTGCGGCGCGGTCCTGGTCGGGAGCTGATAGCCCGTGGCCGAGATCGTCTACAACCGGGGCAAGTTCCAGGTCCTAACTCAGGGCGTGCCTTCGACGGCGGACCTACGCATGGCCTACTTCGTCGGAACCGCGACCGGGGTCATCGACGACCCGGACCTCAATACGGTCGCAGACGTGGAGGCGGTGGCGGGCGTCACCGTCTCCACCGAACGGATCGCCCTCACCAACGAGACGATCACCGAGGACGACACGAACAACCGGGCCGACGCGGACGCGGATACGGTGTCGTTCGCCGCGCAGCCGGAGACCGCCGAGGGTGTGATCATCTACTACGAGGGCGGCGGCGCTGACGGCACGCGGCTACTCCTCGCGGGTTACACGACGGGGTTCCCGCAGCCGGTTAACGGCGGCCTGGACGTGAATATCCCGAACGGGTACCTCCGGGGAACGTAGTCAGAAGCGATGCTGCCGATCCGCTCGTGGCGCATCCACTACGCGGACGGGTCAACGTTCTCGTCGGACGACGGTACCTGGGCCGAGGCCCCGCCGTTCGGGGTGCAGTGCATCGTCTACTACCACGCGCCAGAGGGTGTGACCTTCCAGGAGGTAGGTAACGATGTCTCGATCTACGAGTTCGTCGGCCTACCCGAGGGCACCGACGAGCACGCCAAGATGGGATTGTGGACTGACGGCGAGTCGTACTGGCGGGTACACGACGCAGTCCGCAGGAGGGTGACGCCGTAATGCCCACTAGCTATTTCCTCAGCTCTACCGACTCCGACCTGATCGGCGGGGGGGACTTCACCAAACTGCTCGACGACACCGCCGCGGCTCGCTCCACGCTGGCGTTCACCGTCGCCAATGAAGCCACCGAGACCAGTCACGGCGTCACCGACGTCGGGGTTCCCAGCGCGGACGGCGGCTCGGGTTCCCAGTCTTGGACGGTTAAGGTCGACGTCGACGTCGGCAGTACGAGCATCTTCTGCTCGGTCAGGGTCACCCGGATCAATGCGGCGGGGTCTCAGCAGGCGATCAGCGCGGCCACGGCGGAGCAGCAGTGCACGGCGGGGGTTAAGACTTTCACCTTGAGTCTCGTCGACCTCGGTACCTGGGCGGCGGGTGACCGGCTTCGCGTGCTGTACCTGTTCCGGTCCAGTAACGCGCACGGCGGCGCGGCGGGCATCACCATCGGGCTTAACACCGCGGACTCCGAAGTCACCGCGCCGTGGACCATCGTGACGTCGTCTGAGGTCGATCTCACCCCGGCGTCGCTGGCCCTCGCGGGCGTGGCGCTGGACCCGGTGCCCGGCTCTGTCGCGGTCAACCTAACCCCCGCCTCGATTAGCCTTACCGGAGTCGCGCTCGATCCGCAGCCGCAGCCGGGCGTGGTCAACCTGACCCCCGCTGAGATCGCGTTCTCCGCTCCACCTATCGCGCTGACTATCCCGCTCGGGCAACTGACGGACGACTTCGACGACGCCTCCCTGGACACCAGTAAGTGGGAGCAGATCGCGGGCACCGTCACCGAGGCGGGCGGGCAGCTCGAACTAGATAACGCCACCACCTACGCAGTCGTTCGCTCCAACCCGTTCGTGGACGCTACCGAGTCGGAGATGGTCGGCGAGTGGACCATGTATACCGGCGTCGCCACCGGCTCGGCGCAGTCCGGGTTCAAGCTGTTCCGGGGCGCCGGGGCTACCTACGGTCACTTGCAGATCATGAGGACCAACGTAGCTGCGCTCCGAATCGCCAAGACCGAGGACAACGTCGTCATCTTCGACGAGGGGATCACCTACAACGCCACGGACCACAAGTGGCTGCGCGTCCGGCTGACCGCCACCCAGACGATCTTCGAGGCTAGCGCGGACGGGATCAACTGGACCCAGCCGTGGACGAACAGCGTGTCGGCGCTGCCCACCTGGGCATTAGACGACGGCGTCAAGGTGGAGATGTTCGCCGGGTACTTCAACGCGGGCCAGCCCGACCCAGGCACGACGTTCGTCGATAACTTCAACCTGCCGCCGACCGGGGCAGCCCAGGTTAACCTCGTCCCCGCCGAGGTCGCCCTCTCCGCGGTCGCGCTGGACCCGCAGCCCGGCACGGTGAGCGTCAATCTGACGCCCGCTGAGGTCGCGCTATCCGCCGTAGCCCTGGACGCCGCGCCGGGCGTGGTGAGCGTCAACCTGACCCCGGCCGAGCTGGCGTTCTCGGCGGTAGCACTGTCCCCCGGCGCGGGGGCTACTCAGGTGAACCTGACGCCTGCCGAGCTGGCGCTCTCCGGGGTCGCTCTGGACCCGCAGCCGGGAGTCGTCCAGGTCAACTTGACCCCGGCGATACTCCAGCTCGTCGCGGTCGAGCTATCCCCGGTCCCGTTCGGCGATGCTGTGCTGACCCCCGCGGTGCTGAACCTCGCCGCAGTACCGCTCGATCCGCAGCCCGGCTCTGTGTCCGTGAACCTCACCCCTGCGGAGCTGAGTCTGACCGCCGTCGCCCTCTCACCGGGGGCCGGGGCGACCCAGGTCAACCTCACCCCCGCCGAGGTCGCCCTTACCGGGATCGCACTGGATCCGCAGCCCGGCACCGTCTCAGTGAACCTCGTCCCCGCCGAGGTCGCCCTCACGGCGCCGCCGCTCAACCCGATCGGCGTCGGCGGAGTGATCCTCACCCCGGCTGTACTATCGCTGACCGCCGTGCCGCTGGACCCGCAACCGGGCCTCGTGTCCGTGACGCTGACACCCGCCGAGGTGGCGCTCACCGCGGTACCGCTCGACCCCCAGGGACTCCCCGGCTCGGTCAACCTATCCCCAGCCGAGGTGACGTTCCAGGCCGTCATACTCGACCCGCAGCCCGGGGCTCCCGCCGTGACGCTAGTCCCGGCCGTGATCACCCTCACCGCGGTCGCGCTGTCTACCACGATCGGGGTCGCCTCGACGTCGCTGACCCCCGCCGAGATCAACCTGCAGGCGGTACCCCTACACATCGGGGCGATCTCTAACCTCACGCTGTCGAAGCTGCGCCCGATCCAGCCGACGGGCGCCGCACGCCCGATCCAGCCGACGGGCGCCGCACGCCCGATCATCTAGACGAGTGGGAGGATGCCGTCATGGCGATGCTCGACTCCGGGCCGTGCGAGAACTGGCCGCCGATCTGCGACGACTTCCCCGCCGAGCCGACGCAGGCGCAGCAGGACTTAATCGACGCCGCGGTCCAGGCGGCGACCGAGGTCCTCTGGAACCGGACCCACCGACGGTTCGGGCTATGCACGATGAAGATCCGGCCCTGCCGCGAGGACTGCTGGCCGACGATCCCGTCCGGCTGGCATAACCTATCCGGGCTCTCCTGGCCGTTCCCCGTCCTCGTCGGCGGGCAGTGGATCAACCTAGCGTGCGGGTCGTGTATCGGGTCCTGCTCCTGCTCCCGCATATCTCAGGCCGTCCTACCCTCCCCGGTCGCGACCGTCTCCGAGGTAAAGGTCGACGGGGCCGTTCTCGACCCGTCGACGTACCGGGTCGACGACTGGCGGCTCCTCGTCCGCCTCGACGGCGACGAGTGGCCGCGCTGCAACGACCTACGGCTCGCCGACACCGAGCCGGGTACGTGGTCGGTGACCGCCTCGTACGGGGAGCAGGTCCCGACCCTCGGGTCGCTCGCCGTCGGAGAGCTAGCCTCAGCGATCTACAAGGGCTGCCCCGAGGCGAACGCCGGACCGTGTCCGCTTCCGGTCGCGACGATCCGGCAGGTCACCCGGCAGGGCGTCACAACGATCCACTTCGACGCCGAGACCGCGTTCGCCAAGGGCAAAGTCGGCCTCTACTATCCGGACCTGTTCATCGCGACCTACAACCCATCCGGGCGGCGCCGGGCGAAGCTCTACGACATGGATAAGCAGCGGCGCCGGAACGTCGGCTCGATCCCCGGGCCGACCCCGTGACCACGTCCGCGAACCCGCTCGCCGCGTACAACATCGCCGCCCAGCTCCTCACCTGCGCGTCCGACCAGGTCGCCGAGGCGTGGGCCGACGTCGACCCCGAGCTGAGCCTCGCCCGGCAGTGCGTCGTATGGGGGGCGATCGCCTGGGACCAGTGCGAGTGCGGGCAGCTCGTCGTCTCCATCGCCGAGCAGTACCCGTCGCACACGTTCCCCACCCCGGCGACCGCGCCGACCGCGACGAACGTCGCGCAGAACCGATGCGGGGCGAATATCTGGGTGATCCGGTACGAGGTGTCGATCCTCCGCTGCGTCCCGGTCCAGGACGACCAGGGGAACCCCCCGGAGTGCTCCGCGCTCGACGAGGCGGCCCAGGTCGCGGCGCGGGACGCGTGGGCCGTCCGGACCGGCATCGGCTGCTGCCTAGCCGACCTATCGAGAGACCTCCTACCGAACGGGTCGACCGAGATCGCCGACTACCTGATCCAGGACCAGCCGTCCCGCGGCCCGGAGGGCGGCTGCGCGGGCTCGTCGCTAAACCTACTCGTCGGTATCCGGAACTGCCTCTGCCCGCCCGGCGCCGGGAGCAGCTAGTGGCCCAGATCAGGCACCGGATCAACCAGTCCGCGCTCGCCGCCCTCGCCGCCCCGGGAGCCTCGGTCTACCGGGACATGCTCCGCCGCGGCATCCGCGTCCAGAACGGGGCGAGGCGGCGGGTGAACGTCGACACGGGGCGGCTCCGCTCCTCGATCAACGTCGAGGGGCCGGTCGTGCGCGGCGGCGGCGCCGGGGTCCGGGTCGGGACTAACGTCGAGTATGCGATCTACGTCCACGAGGGGACTCGCCCTCACCTGATCCGCCCGCAGGCCCGGACCGTACTCCGCTTCCAGGCCGGAGGCGGGACGGTATACGCGCGGTGGGCCTTACACCCGGGGACGCGCGGCAACCCGTTCCTCCGGGACGCCCTCACCGACGCCCGCTACTAGCGCGGTCCGTAACTCCTCGGCCCTAGGTACTGGACACGCCACTCCGCACCGACTAGCTTTAGAGGTATCAGGAAACGGAACGTAGGAGGAGCGATGGTTACCTTCCAACTCACCGCAGAGTACAAGTCCCCGACGTGGGGCGGCGACGAATCCATGCCGCAGGGCGTTACGTTCTCCCTCCGGGTGGAGAGCGTCGAGCGAGCCCGCGAGATCGCCGCGCAGTTCCCGAAGTCCTACAAGGTTCGGGGTACCTCGGTCACGAGCTACGCAGACGGCCACCCCCGCGTGAGCGGGTACGTCGGATGGTCCCGAAGGCTCAACCCGAACGACGTCAACGGCGGGGCCAACGAGACCGGGATCGCCGCCTACCACCGGATGATCGCCAAACTCGACCAGCTCGGCTACGACGTCGAGTGGGCGACCCCGTACTCGAACAGCTACCGGACCCGCGAGGCATTCGAGGCGAGCATCTAAACCGCCTGCGGGCGGCCCCATCCGGGGGCCGCCCCCAAACCCCCATCAGGAAGGAACCGGAAGATGACCCGCGACCAGTACATCGCCCGCATCCGCGAGATGCGCCGCGACGACGACAACGACCGCGCTCGGGACCGCAGGCGGTACGTCCGCCGCCCGAAGCACCGTACCCGCCGCCTCGACGAGGAGTAACCGCTATGAGCCCGGAGACGTCCCGCTTCGAGTCCGACGAGTACCTCGTCAGGATCGTCGCCCGCCCCGACCGGCCGGGCCGCGTCCGGGTCCTCGTCTCCGGGCACGTCGACGTCCCCGAGCCGACCCGGTTCTACGACTCGTGGAGCGGGGAGTCGCGGCGGCAGTGGCGGACCTACCGGCGAGCCCTCGTCGCCGCCTACCGGCACCACGCGGGCCGGGCGGTCCGGGAGCTGGTCGGCGTCGACCTCGGCCACCTGACGCTACGGCGCCGGACGGCCGGTCCGTTCCTACAGTCCGAGATCCGTTCTCGATACGACATCTACGTATTGATCAAGAGGGAGGAAGCACGATGACCGACAACTTCAACCAGGGGCTAGAGGACCTTCGGGCGCTCGTCGACCCGCGGTCCGAGGAGCTAGGCGCATGGGAACTGGCGGAGCGGTACGAGAAGATCCGCGAGGTCCTCGTCGAGCTACGCCCGACCGGGCACCGGACCGAGTCCGAGCGGACCGTATTCGAGCCGTGGACCGACGGGTTCGCCGTCGGGTTCCGGATCACCCGGGAGGACCGCGGCGTCCAGTTCGTCTATCTCAACCCGTCCCTCGACGACGGGACCGAGAAGGGCGGAGACGACGGGACGGTGTTCCTCTACCAGGGTCCGACCGGCGACCCCAGCGTCGACCCGGCGCTCATCCACGTCGACGCTTTCGAGCCGTAGGATGATCGAGGCTAGCTCAGCCGTAGCGTCCGGGAGGCCCCTGCTGGGGAGGACCTCCCGGACGCTTCCCCGTCCGCGGGGGAGGCTTAGGCGGCGACCGGCTTACGGGCCTCCTGCCGCTGACGCCGGTAGCGGACGGCGCAGGAGGCGTGCCAGAGACGGCCGTGGAGGCGGACGGCGGACGCTCCGAGCGCGATCCACTGGCGGCACCAGGGGGCCTCGCAGCGGGCGTTACCGTGACGCATCTTCACGTTTCCTAGTATCCCCTAAACCTCGCGGGTCGTAACGCTGGCCACTGTCCGACCCTCCTGGTAGGTTTGGAGGTATCAGGAAACGAACGAGGAGGAACCCCGCGATGACCGACACCGCAGCCCCCCGGATGGTCACCGTTACGCTGACCGTCACTCGGGCCGACGAGCAGTACGGCCCGAACGCCTGGCTCGTTACCAGCGCAGTCGACGGCGACGCCGACACGTACTGGACGATCGAGACCCCGCTATCGCCGAACCTAGCCGACCAGGGTCACAAAATGGCCGCGCAGCTTCACCTAGCCCGCACCCAGCGCGAGCACCGGGTCTCCCGTCTCGGGCGTCTTAGCTCGGACGAGGAGGGCGTTATCCAGGTCGAGCTAGATGACTTCGACGTCCGCGCCTACCGGGCCGAGCTACGGCTCGTCGCCCACTCCTAGCAACCTCCGGCGGGGGCCTTCCCCGGGTCCCCGCCCACCGATTAGGAAGGAAGGAACCGTGAAGATCCGGATCACCGAACGCGCCCAGGTGTGGCTCTCCGGTACCGGCGTCTGGCAGGCCCTACAGTTCGGGTCTGCCCAGCACCCGGACGAGGACCCCGTAACAGTCGAGATGATGCGGAAGATCAGAAACACGCCGAGCACCAGGAAGGATCGCTCGGTCGTAGCTGACCTAACCCGAGCGGAGGCCGAGCATCTCCTCGACTTCGCCGAAGCTATGGCCGATAGTGCCTCGTTCGACGCCGGATGGGACGTCGACGCCAGGTCCGATCTCAACTCCGGGCGGGCTCTCGTCCGCCAGATCAGGAAGGAACGAGACCGCGAAGCCGACGGATTAGTAGCTAGGAGGGTCTGGCGGCTGTCGGACCCTCCTGCTACGTTTAGGGCTATCAGGAAACCGAACGAGGAAGGAACTCACCATGAACCAGTCGACCAACGTCCCGTCGGACGCCGAGCGGGCCGAGGCCCTCGCCGCGATCGAGGCGAAGCGGACCGAGAAGATCCGGGCGTTCCAGGACTACCTAGCGCGGAAGCTGATGCGCGGTACCCGCGCTAACGCCGAGTTCGCCGAGACCGTCTCCGAGAACGGGCTCCTCTGGGCGCTCGACTGGTCCGGCCGGTCGACCGCTCGGACCCTCGCCGAGACCCAGATGTGGCAGCAGGTCGAGGTCGCCTACGCGAACCGCACGACCGCAGGGAACAAGGAAGCCTGGCTCGCTGCCGCGATCGGAGCGGTCGAGGCAGCCCGGGCCGAGGTCGAGCGCCAGCTCCTCAGCAACCAGATCCGGCAGTCCAGCTCGAACGAGTTCGCTAACGCCCTCTCCGCCGCCCGCGCCGAGGGCTACGCCTGGTTCTACCGGGACTCGGGCGGAGTTCTCGCCGACCTGACCGCCACCGAGGACGAGTAAGCACGGTAGGGGCGACGGTCCCCGGTCCTCGGGCCGGGCTCGGGTTCGACTCCCGGGAGCCTCACTAGGCGGGGGAACCGCTCCCGCTATATCAGGAAGGATCAAGAGATGGTACAGACTACGACCCGGAACGCGACTCTCGCCGACCTCGTCGCGCTGCTCCGCGACCACCAGTCCCGGAAGATCGACATGGTGATCCCGGCCGCGAAGGTCCGGGCGAACCT